GACCACCACCAGCCGCGTTGAATCCCAAGCCCAGGAGAACGACAGGCTGGCGCAGGAAGCGAAAAGGCTGGGGATCGTTGGGTTTGTGCCCGATGAGACCCCAGAACCCGCTGAGCCGATCTGCTGGATATGGCCCGAGAACTGGGAAGCCTTCCTGCTCTGGTGCCAGGTGCAAACCCAATGGCAGTGGGCCACTGAATACACCCCAGAGGGGCATCCGTACCGGGTGCGGACCGGGCTCAAGTATCCGGCGGTGATCGCCCTGGCGGGCCTGCGTCGTGGCCGTGGTGCGGTTGCTGCGCTCATGGATGATCTGCGCGTCATCGAGCTGGAACTGCTGACACTGCTGAGGGGTTCCTGATGGCCGTCAATTTTGACGCGATTCTCAAAATCGCCGCCCAGGTTGTCGGCACCGAGCAAGTCGCCAAGCTCGGCTCAACCTTCAAGCTGGTAGAAGGTGCCACGCAGTCGCTCACCAGCAAGCTCGGCCCATTGAGCGGTGCCTTGGGGGCCCTGGCCCCGATCGCAACGATTGGCGGGCTGGGGGCGCTGGTGGGCAGGACGATTGAACTAGGCGACTCGATGAACGACATGAGCCAGCGCACCGGCGTCAGCGTTGAATCACTGGCCAAATTCAGGAAGGCAGCGGCGACCTCAGGAACTGACATCGATGCCGTCGCTAAGTCGCTGGTCAAGCTCAGCAAAGGCCTCTACGAAACTTCGCAAACCGGCAAGGGTCCGGCATCTGAAGCACTGCAGACCCTAGGCATCAGCGCAACAGATGCAGCCGGTAAGCTCAAGACGGCGGATCAGGTAACGCTAGAGATAGCAAACAAGTTTAAGACTATGCCAGACGGCATAGAGAAAACAGCTTTAGCGATGCAGCTGTTTGGCAAATCAGGCGCTGACATGATCCCAATGCTGAACGAAGGCGGTAAAGCTATCGAATCGTTAAGCGTAAAGATGACAGCAGCATTTGCCAAAAAGGCGGATGAGTATAACGACAAACTGGCGATGCTTGGCGGGAAGGTCGGCGGTCTTGCTGCTGGGCTGACCGTGGCCTTACTGCCTGCGCTAGATGCAACAGCTACGGCGCTGACTGCGGTGATTGATGCCTTCACAATGCTGCCAGGCCCGATACAAGCAGCGGTCGGCGGCGTGGCCCTGCTGGCTGTGGGCTTTACCCTGCTGGCTCCCGTCATCACCAGCGTGGTAACGGTGCTGGGCGCCTTTGCCGGCCTGGGTATTGGCGCCACTCTGGCGGGAATAGCCGGCGCGATCGTGCCAGTGGCCACCGGTTTAGCTGCCCTGATCGCCGGGTTTGTGACCGCCCCGGTGCTGATTGGCGCAGCAGCCGTCGCCACGACGGTTGTCATTTTTTCGTTCCGCGACCAGATCGCCGATGCTTTCCGGGGCCTGTTCGATCTGATTGCCAACCCCACCACCGGGTTCGTCGCAATGATCGGCGGCGGCTGGAACCTGATGATGGACGGCCTCGCCAGCTACGTCGGCAACATCCTCCCCAATATCAGCGAAAACTTTGCAGCATTTTTTGACACCATCATCGGCCCAGAGAACGGCTTGATTGCGCGCCTGGGGCAAACCTGGAATCTGGCCATGGATGGAATGAGGGATTATGCCGTGGGCCTAGTGCGACCCATTACTGCGGCTTGGCAGTCGATCGTCGGTACGGTGCGAGGCGTCATCAATTCGGCGTTGTCGCTGGCAGGGCGGGCGGTCAACGCCTTCATCGAGCAGATCAACCGCCTCATCCAGGCGGCCAATTCGGTGAGCGCCGCTGTGCGGGCCCCGCAGCTGGGGATGATCCAGCCCGTGAATGTGCCCCAGTTCGCCGGCGGCGGCTACACCGGCAACGCCCCCCGGTCTGGCGGCCTCGATGGGCAGGGCGGATTTATGGCCATGCTGCATCCCCAGGAGCAGGTCATCGATCTGCATCGGTCGGCCCCTCGCACTGCCACGAGCGGCGCCGCTACCGGGGGCTCCAGAGGCGGCGGCACTTTCGCCCCAACCTTCAACCTGGCCCACAACGGCCCCGTCTACCGGCTGCCCGATGGCACCGAGGCGGTATCCATGGCTGATGCCGTGGCGATTGCCGAGGATGCCGCCGATCGGATGTGGACCTATGCCCAGAGCCCTGACGGCCGCAGGGATCTAGGGATTTTCCGCTGATGGCCGCCACCGGCCCCTACTTCTGGACCCAGACCCTCAAGTTTTTGAGCCCCGACGGCACTGCGCGGGCCCGCTGGCACCGGCTCGACCTAGCCGACAACCTCCCCTTCAGCTCCTGGGACGCGGGCGACGGCGACGGGCCCCAGGCCTGGCGGTTCCAGGAGTTCAACTGCCCCGGGCTTGATTCGGGTGTGGCGGCAGCATCGGTCACAATCACCTGTGCCCATTCCCCCGCCACCCTGGCCCTGGTGTTGCAGGCAGTGGCGGGGCAGTGGTTGATTCAGGTGACGCAATATCGAATCGTCCTGGGTGGCCTGATCCGGGACAACTCAGCGTTGCTCGCCATCAGCGGCGGCGGTGGCGCGTTGACCGGGATCTCATTCTCTGCCAGCAGCACCCTGCCGCCAGTGGTTGCCACGATTCCACCTAGAATTGCGACTACCGAATTGATCGGGACGCCCTGCGTGCTGTCGTTCTAATGGTTGCTCCGATAATGCGGTCGGGAAATAGCGGGGGCGGTGGCAGGACTGGCGGGGCTTTGATTGCTGGTGACGTATATCGGTCTGACATTAACAGCGTAGGCGCCAAGGCGCGGCCATCTCGCTATGCAACAGGCACCAACGCGGCGGCACTGGGCGGGAGCATGGCCATTGGCAGCGGCAATGGAATATCAGGGGGGCTGGATCTGGGCAAAGATCAGGAGGCGATGCTGCTGTTTGAGCGAATCCCGATTGTATGGACCCGTCGCGTAGGTAATACAGGCGGGGTTTTGATTGCACCCAAGGCCACTGCCTGCAGATTTGAAACCCCAGCAGAGCTGCGCGAGGAACCTTATAGCGTTACTACAGGCGGGCAAATTCAGTACAGAACCGTTAGTCTTGACCTTCCCAATACTGTAAAGGCTTTTTATCATCTTGTCTTAAGCGAGGGTAGCATAGGGGGCATTCAGGTACGCGATATTTTTCAAGGCCGTTGCAGGGTTGGCCAATTCAGCCAATCACGAAACAAGCGGGCAGGAAGGTGGGCCCCTGGCAATTTTCTTAAAGATGTATACAGAAACATTTTATACTTTAGGACCACCACTTTTGTGGATGGAAAGAATCAGTCTGAGGCTTTGTTAAACAACAATTATTTGGTCGCCAAGGCTGTCCCAGCACCCACGATATGCGGCACGGCTGGCACCTACGAAGGCATGTCTACGCTTTCGTTTTCGGTTGTTTACATCAATGGCGACGACCCTTATGGTGTTGCAAACGAAGATCAAGGATACTGGAAGCGGTCGGTACATGCTTTTATCCGCAACGGCGTTCAGTCCACCCGGCTGACTGATGGCATTTACGGCAGCAGCAACAACCTGGCCGAGCTTTATTACTGGCTGCTGACCCACACCGGTAAGGTTTCAGAGATACAAATTGATCGCGAGTCGTTTGTTAAGACTGCCAATTTTATGGCGGTGAATGGCTTGTTTTGGGATGGCGTTCTGACCGAACCAACCAGCACCAGTGACTGGCTAAACAAAGTCGGGCCTTATTTTCTGGTGCGGGAAACTAGCGTAGGCGGACGATACGGGCTAACGCCATTGCTGCCCGTCACGCCTAGCGGTGCGATTGATGTTGGCCCGCAAGAGCCAAAATGGATATTTGATAACGAAGCTGTAGTAAATGGCAGCTATTCATATCAACTCTCAGACCCTCAGGCCAGGCGGCCATTCATCGCTGAAGTGGCATGGCGGCAGCAAGGTGACGACGGCCTATCAGGAATCACCAGAACTACCACGGTCAAGTACGCCGATACCCCGGACTCGGCACCAATCGAAACGCACGACCTAAGCCAGTTTGCAACGTCAGAAATTCATATTACGAAGGCGATACGTTTCAATCTGGCAAAGCGACGCTATATCACTCATTCAGCGCAGGTAATAGTCAAGCCCGGTTACTGGACTTCTGAGCTGGGCGAGGGCGATAAGGTAGCGCTTCAGCTTGACCGGGAAGACCTGGAGACAGGAACCAGCGACCCAATGATCCAATGGTATTTGGTCACCAACCTCAACAAGGGCCGCGATGGAAACCTGACCCTCTCCCTGGAGCACTTCCCGGTTGACGCGCAGAGCCGATCCCTGGTGGCGCTAGACGTGGCAGCAGTGACGGTAGTGGGTGACATGTTCATCACCGGTAACAGCGGCCCCTCCTGCGACGCAGACCCCAGCAGAGCCACCGATACGTCGATCCCGGACGAGGATGCCGACAGCCGGACCGCTGCAGAAGTTTATTTCTACAACAAAAATGGGCGGTTTCCCACTAGCGCAGATCCGCCAGCCCCCTCACCGGCGCCACCACAGAGCCCTCCTGCTGCTCCCCCTGGCGGTGCTGGTGGCGGAGGCGGAAGTGGAGGAGCTGGCGGTGGCGGTGCCGGCGGCCCTGCCCCGCTGCCACCAACCGGCCCGGTTGAACCCCCTGGCATCCCAGCCCAACCTGGCACCCCTGATGGGCCGGCAAATCCACCGTTGCCACCCTACGGAAACGAAAACTTTACCAGTTTTACCTTAAGAAAATATTTTAAGTTTAATCCAGCACAGCTTATAGGCAGCGGGCTTTCTGCTAGTGACTTTCCTCAAGAGGTTGAGCAAGACTATGCTCCTATCTTTATACGTCCAATCTATCAATCTGGTGATTCT